TGCTGCCACTAAAAGCCTTCACGGTGGGTCTCATGACCTGATCGTGTGCGATGAGCTGTTCGACATTGACGCTGAGGTGGTGGACTCAGCCTTACGCCCTAGCCAAATTGCGCGCAAGTCGCCTTTGCTTTCTATGTGGTCTACAGCTGGCGACCAGCACAGCGAAACCATGATCAAGTTACGCCAGCAAGCAATAGCCGATATTGACAAAGGCGTTCCGAGCTTGTTCTATTTTGCTGAGTGGTCAATGCCGTCACACTTGTCGCCACTTGACGAAAAAAACTGGCACTGGGCCAACCCCAGTTTGGGAACCACAATAACGATTGACGCGCTCAGGGCCGTGTCAAAAAAAGACTCGTTTCTACGTGCGCACCTGAACCAGTGGATTACGGCTAGAGGTGCCTGGCTGGATTTAGGAATTTGGGAAAAAAATCAAACAGATATTGCTATGCCGCCAGGTGGCATTTTGTCTGTGGATAGTTCTGTGGATGACGCTCGCTACTGTGGCGTAAGGGCTGTTGAGATTGACGGCACAGTTATTGTGCAGACTGAGTTTGTGGTTGAGACCGAGGCTGACATGTGGACAGCTATTGCCAGGGTCATGGAAAACACAGAAGTGCAGCTGCTAATTACGCCTACTTTAGAAATCCACGTGCCGGTCAATTTACGCAGGCGCACCACTGTCACTGGCTATGCAGAACTGACTCGCTTCACAAGTCTTGTCCGTTCGATGATTCACGAAGGCAAAGTCAAGCACCACGGCGAAAGCCTTCTAGCAGATCATGTCTCAAGGGCAGTGCTAGTCAAAACACCGTCAGGAGCTGTCATCAGCAGTCAGCGTTCACCTGGGCCAATCGAACTTTGCCGATGCATGATCTGGTCAGTCTCGCAAGTGTCTAAACCAAAACAGGCTGCAAAGCCAATGATGGTTGTAGTAAATCGCTAAGATTACGGCGGTACTGCTCTTGTCGTTGTCGGGATGATTTGAGCAGTACCACACCACACCAGCAGAAAGTGGCATACTTCCCCTATGGGTATTTTTAATAAGCCAGTCACTAAAGCAGCAATCTCTACACCATCGGTGCAGGCTGCAGTGGGATACGCCCCTACAGGTAACAGCACAAACCCATTAAAAAACCTTTATAACTACCAGTCTGGCTATGCACGTGATCGCGCTATGACGCTGGCTACTGTGTCTAGATCGCGTGACCTGTTGGCTTCTGTCATTGCTTGCATGCCGTTAAAAATGTACGGCGAAATGTTTAACGATGTCACTGGCGAAATGGAACAAATCCCGCTAGCGCCACGTTCGTGGCTACGCCAGCCAGACCCTGCCGTTACTTACAACCACATCATGGCGTACACCCTCGAGTCGCTCCTGTTCTACGGACGCGCTATGTGGTACATCACCGAGCGCACTCAAGATGGCTTTCCTTCAAAGTTCCAACTTTTACCGATGGGCTCTATCCAAACAGCAGACGAGGAAGGCCCAGTTTTTTATCAGCCTTCCAAGGCCATTAGTTTTGCCGGCAACGAACTTGACTACCGCAACGTCATCCAGTTTCTGAGCCCAATTCAGGGCATCATTTACAGCTCTGAACAAACCATTGCTACAGCGTTAAAGGTTGAACAAAGCCGATACAAAAACGCACAGTCATCATTGCCGTCTGGCGTTTTAAAGCAAACTGGTGGCGAACCTTTAAGCGCACAAGAGCTGTCAGAGATTGGCGCTGCTTTCCAAGAGGCTCGACTGACCAGCCAAACTGCTGTGCTAAACGAGTTTTTAACTTACGAGGCCAGCACTGCCACACCTGACAAAATGCTCATGATCGAGTCTGCCCAATATTCAGCACTAGACCTGGCACGCCTATGCGGTGTTCCCCCCTACCTTGTAGGCGTTGCCACTGGTGCCTATGCCTACACGAGCAGTGAGCAATCACGCGCTGACCTATACATTTTTGGTGTCAAGCCATACGCCGATTGCATTGCCAGCACATTGTCAATGAATAACGTGCTCCCACGTGGCACCTATGTAAAGTTTGATACAAAGAGCTACCTACAAGAAAACTATGTAGCAGACAAAATGCCCGACACCGAACCACAAGAAAACACCCAGGAGTCCCTCGCATGATCCGTTTTACCAGCTCAACATTTAGCCTTGATGCCGCCACAGAGGACGGCCCAAAGCGCACCATCACCGGCATTGCCCTGCCATACAACACCGAAGCCACAGTCTCAGGTGGACAGGTAGTTTCCTTCTTGCCAGGCTCACTTCCTACAGAGGGCAAAGCGCCAAAGCTCTACATGAGCCACGATGCCAGCCAAGCCATTGGCCTTGTAACCGAGCGCACAGATGACGATGAGGCCATGTACTTCACAGCCAAAGTAAGCACCACCGCATTAGGCGATGAAGCCCTTATCTTGGCAGCCGATGGCGTACTCGACTCGGTTTCGGTAGGCGTAAACCCAACCAAATTTAGTTTTAACGATGATGGCGTTATGATCGTGGAAGCAGCCGATTGGATGGAGTTGTCACTTGTACCACAGCCAGCCTTTGCAGGTGCTACCATCACAGATGTTGCAGCAAGTATCCCCACATCCGAGGATAATTTGAGCAATAATACAGAAACGGCACCCGATGAGCCTGAACCCACAGAGCCACAGGAGACCGAAGTGTCAGAAACCCCAGTTCCAGAAGTAATTGAAGCATCAACAGTTTTTGCTCAGCCAAAACGCAAATTTGATCTACCAACACCAGGCGAATATCTCGCTGCAATGCACATCGGTGGCACCACATTTGAAAATGTTGCTGCAGCCGCACGCGACTTCGTTGCATCAAAGCAGTCAGCGTTTCAGTTTGCAGCTGGCGATGTTTTGACAACTGACACCCCGGGATTGCTTCCTGTTCCGGTGCTCGGGCCTGTCTTTATGAATCTAAACCAAGCCATTAGGCCTGTGGTTGCAGCTGTGGGCGCTCGCGCATATCCAGACGGCGGAACCCAAAAGACTTTTATTCGCCCAACGTGGACAACTCACACCAGCGTGTCCACTCAGAGCACAGAGCTTTCAGCAGTATCAGCAACCACTCCTGTGATTGCCTCAAACGTGATCAGCAAAACTACGCTGGCTGGGCAGGTTCAGCTCTCGATTCAGGATGTTGATTTTTCGTCACCCGGTGCAATGGACATCATCATCAATGACTTGATGGGCCAGTACATGCAGGCTTCCGACAACCTTGCTGCTGATGGCCTTGCATCAGGTGCTAGCGCATCAGGTAGCACGTGGACAGTAACTGCTAACGACCCAAGCTCATTGATTGCAGCTTTGTATGACGCAGCCACAGACATTTTGAATGCGACAAACTTCTTGCCTGATCACATTTTTGTGAGCCCAGATGTTTGGCAAAAATTGGGTAGCCAGTTAGACGGCGATAAGCGCCCAATTTTCCCTTACGCTGCAACCGCTGGCCTAATGGGTGTAAACGGAATGGGCGAGGCCAACATCACAGTGGCTAACACTTTCAACCCATTTGGCTTAAGCCTTGTTGCTGACCGCAACTTTGCTGCCGGCAGTCTGTTTGTTGCTCGTGGCGCTGCTATTGAGTTCTACGAAAGCATTCGCGGATTGATGACACGTGACGAACCAGCAACATTGGGCAAGGTCATGTCGTACCACGGTTATGCATCATTGTTTGTGGCTGACTCTGCACAGGTTAAGTACATCGTAGTTTCTTAGTCCGAAAGGCGGCTACCGCCGATGGCTACATACACAGTCACTTTTAAGCAACTGCTAGACAACTATGCAGTGCTACAAACACTGACCGATACTGAAATTGAGGTGGGGCAATCCATCACTGTTGCCAGTGTTGGTGCACCCTTTAACGGCACGTTCGTTGTCTATGCCATGCCCAAGTATGAGTACATCGGCATAGACACTGAAGGTGATCTGTTATTTGACGCAAATGTCAGCATTCCTAACCAGGTGCTGTTTGCTTGCACCGGCACAGATGTTGGCCGCATTGCATCGGCTGGCACGATTACCTATACGCAGGATTGCACGTGGATAAGCATTGCTCAGCTGGTCACATATTTGGGTGTAGAAATCTTGAATCCATCAGATGACTACACGCTGGCTACGCAAGCTCGAAACGCAGCCAACGATTTTTGTTATCGCCGCAGGCAAGAGTCTGGCTATTTTGACAGCTTGACAACTTCACCTGGGCACGATGTCACGCTAGGCACCCTGATGTATGCAGCTGCACTTTGGAGAGCTCGAGGCAGCGTCCAAGATACTTTTGCTACCTTTGACGGAATGGGCACTGCAAGCGTTTCTGCGATGACTCCAATCATTAAGCAGTTACTGGGCATCCATCGCCCACAGGTGGCGTAGTGCCTTTTACAGACCTGCTGAACGAAGCCATAGATGATGTGGCAGCCAAAATTGCCACAGTCTCTGGGCTAAGGGTCGTAACAGACCCAACAAAGATTGTGCCTAACTGCGTCTTTATTGACGCGCCATCTTTCACTGCCTTTGCAGGCAACGGCAACATCCTCAATGTGACGTTCCCAATCAAGGTGCTTGGTTCAGGCCCAGCCAACCTGCCGGTGCTACGCCAGCTGTTAGACATCACAGCCAAAGTCATTTCAAGCAAAGTAATTGTTTTAAACGGCCAGCCCACTGCATATCTCATCGGTGGTGCAGAATATCCCTGCTACGATTTAGTAGTATCCGTACAGGCACAGACAGCGTAAGGCAGATCATGTACACAATCATTAGTTCAAGAATTGGCACACCAGGCGACAAGTTTGAACCTTCCGAGGGCACCAACATTGAAGCCCTTATTGAAGGTGGCTTTATCAAATCCGACAAAACCCCATCCAAATCTGCTAAAACAGAAGAAACATCTACAGAGGATTAAACCATGGCTTCAGCAACATACCTTTCCAACCCAGGCGTAATGATTAACAGTGTTAATTTGACCGATATGTGTACTAGCGCAACCGTACGAAATCGCGCTTCGGCTCTTGAAGCCACCGCCTTCGGAAGCACCTCAAGGTCTTTTGTCTCTGGT